CGATTGGGACCGCCACAGGCGTCATATCAGGCTCTTCCTTGTCGGGAGGCCGTGAACGAATCCACTCCCGGCGACCTGGCCGGGAGCGGAAAGAGCGCAGTTCCTGCAAGATGAGCTTAAGGCTCATAGGATTCTCGAGGCCGAGCCAGCGCGCACAAGGCGCCTAGCGACTAGTGAGTGCTGAACAGCAATCCAGAGAGCGTCCTGGGTTTGCTCGTTGAAAATGCGCTTCGAGGGGTCGCATTCCACAAAAGAATTGTTTAGCACGGGCAAAGAGCTGAAGTCTCGCCCGAGATGCCAGTAATCTAGAACCGTCTTGAATTCGCTCGATACGCGATTCGGTTCCCTTTTGTACTCGCTGTAACGGTCTTGATAGCCGAAAGTGAGATGGTCCGAGGCAACACCGTCCGAGAAGACCTCGCCGGTCCAGACTTCTTGCTGACCGATTTGTTCGAGTTCCCTCTGCCAGAATTCCTCACGGTCGCGACGTAGCCACGTACGCGTAATGCCGTTGAGATACATCGCCTTCGGACGGACTGACAGAAAGGACAGGACATAACCGTGTTCCTCGAAAGAGCGCCGATAAGCATTCGAGCGCATATACGCGACACCGTGACCGTACATGTCGCCGACGCCGAATGACCGCGAGCTCGCGTCATCGGCGGTTTGAAGGACTTCAGAAATATTTACTTTTACTTTCCCGCCGCCGAGATATTCCGGACGTTGGAGACGGGCGTCGCTCGAGCGCACGCCCAGGTAGCGAAGGTACTCCGTGTACCGAGACCCGTATTTTGCTCTCGCTTCCGCGAATCGCTGGAGTGCAAAGGCGCGTCTGAACTCATTAATTTCGACGCCTTGTGCATTGCTGAGGTCAGCATACAGATTAGGGAACCCTGCATTAAGTGGATCTTCCTCGACGCCGACCTGCGAGTTCGCAGACGCGTCCGAGATATTAATACCCTTCGCATAGGTTTGTGCACCGCGACCCCCTTTTGCTTCGATAACGCTCAAAGAGACGGAATCGAACGCGCTGTTAATGACACCCATGCCCTTGATAGGAGCGGTGTCGCCCAGGGGGAGAGTGATAGCGGGACCTTTTTGAGAAAACGGACGTGCGGTCGTGAGGTAATCTTTTTCCCACGATATTTTTGGCACTTTCACATCGTTAGCAAGGCGCTCCGTAACCAAGTCCTGGTCTCGATAATACTCATTGAAACACAGATTGAACGCCCGAATAGGCAACTCAGAAACGACGGCCCCTGCCACATTCGGCAGGTTGAAATAATCCGTCAGTTCGCCGGGAACCCCGGCTGATACGAACGTCGGAACCGTCTGCACGTCGCTGTTAGTAGGACCTCCTGTGATGAACTGTTCCCAACCGCCGCCTTCGCTTTCCGGCCACGTTAACCGATGGGGAACGAACATATGATGAATCCGCACCGTCACGGGATGCATCACCGGCGCTGCCATAGGAGAGAACCGCATAAAGACGGAAGTTGAATGTTGAAAGGCGTCCTTAGGGAGGACTTCCACAAGGCCGACTGGATACAGAAATCCCATGTCGCCCGTAAGGAGTTTGTAATGAGATAGATTGTGTTTGTGTCTCACAATCGGTAACCGATACGGGAGGGTGATGTGAAGGCGGGACGCGCAGAACGACGTCCACGGCCGCGGGAACGCACGCGGCCACGCCCAATACGACGAGAAGAGCGGCGCCTGCCGCGTATCGGCCTACGGCCGTAAGAAGGTCTTCGTCTACGCATTTCATTTTCTCCGATTACCGTAGTAATTTTTCCAGTAGTAATAGTATGCCGCTGGATTTTTCATAGAAGGCGCAAACTTGCGCCGGAAGGATTGAGAATAGTCTAACCAGGGACGAACCGCGGTATCCGCTTGAGAAATTTCGTCCCCATATTTCGGATTACGAATCATCCGACGCCCTTTCGGGCTTTTCATTTCGATCCAACCCGGATGCGATTCCCTTGCCTGATTGATGATAGGGCTTTTCACCAACGGGATACCCGATTTCGCCCCATAGGGTTGCGCCATTGTATCGGGCGCACCCGTGAGAGAGCTGGCGCCGCCACCGTAGGCGCCGCCCCAGTACAGAGACGCTTGCTCCGCCATTTTTAGGTCGGACTGTCTTTTCATTGCCTCGAGGTCGTCGAGATAGATTTTTCCTTTCGCGTCCCGTACCCGGAGCGTATGAATCTCCGCATTCATCGCGTCGAGTCGCCCGGTACGTTGTCCTTTTTGATACCCGGTAATTCCGCGCTCGATGGCTTCGCCGGCGCGGGCGATACCTGTTCCGGCATACGAGCCGGTAGGAGTAGGACCCAGAGTTGTTCCGCCTGAGAAACCCCCGCCGCCGGCGGTGCCCAGGGCGAACAGCGGGTGAAGACCCGCATTTTTTGCGTCTTCCGTCGCATATTTAAGCCGATTTTCGAACCGGTCTTTTTCGATAGCTCGATTGATTACGTTTGTGTCAGATGCAAATTGCACCTGAAATTTCGACATATCTGTCGTTGCTTTCGCATTGATGAATGCTTGGTGCGTAGATGCCGCGGCAGATGCCGCTGCGCCCCAACCAGCGCCGCCCGCCATTAGTTGCAGCTCCTTTCGGAGTCTTCGGTGCGGCGATAGGATTTGTGATTTTGTCGACCACCGTTACCGCTGGCGATTATGGATGAACGCCTATCGGCGCGTGACTGACAAAGGGTGCGATGTCCTTTCGTCGTTCCGCCTACGGCCCTACGTGATGTCAGTGTCAGGAGGCGGAGTTTGAGGTTCGTAGCCCTCGCTGTCCTTCGGACTCGCTCGGGCAGCCGCTCGGGAGGGGGGATGGCCCTTACCATCATAGGCCGGGGCCGGTGAACCGGGAGACCTTCGGCCTCGCCCGGCGTGATGGGCAGGACCAGTATCCTCCGCGGCTTATAACTTCGTTCGATTGTTGCGCTGACGTAGCGCTTTTTGATGCGTTTCCCGCGCCTTCTGGATTTCTTCATTGGTGGGCTCCGGGTAATCCCTAGTGAGCATAGCACTCACCATGAAAGAATTAACCCCTCGGTCAATAAGTGCTTGTTCCAAATGAGATTTCATAGTCACGTCGAGGGGATAGTGTTTATTTCGGATCGTAATCCGGTTTGCGGGACCGCTTTTATGGGGGTCGTATAACAGACCGTGGCCAGTGTCCCGCGCTAAAGCTTTCGCGATGTTCGGCGCGAATGTCGCTCCAATCGCTGGCCTGCGAGATGTAAGCCTGAATGGTGGCGTTGTGACACGGTTTTCCTTCGGGTCCGTGTGCGGTGTGGACGTCGGCAAGAGTAATTCGGGGTCCCGGCCTCCCTTCAGGCAATATTTTGCTACGTATGCCATGGAGGCCGGCGTAGCTTCGTATGAGGAGACAAACCCTTTCTTCCACGAGATTTCGTAGATTTGATTCCAGAGCGGACCAGTGCCGAACAAGATTAGGTGATAGTGCGGGCGGCCTCCTTTGTCGCCATATTCGCCCGCTGCGAAGTAGCTGAGGTGTCGTTCTAGATGCGTCGTTTTCTTGCGCACGGAGCGTATGAACTTCTGAACGTGAGATTTCGCCAGAGTCGGTATCCATGAATCGGATTCCTCGTGATGAACGATGGGCAAATTTGCCTCATCGTAGGTGAGAGTTACAAAGCAACTCTCTTTGTGCTGAGTCTGCTCCATGAGCATCCGGCCCACCCAGGCATTCCGCCTTCGGCGAGCACACCCTTGACACTTCCCACAGGGTCGGAGTCGGTCATTGACCAGGATAGGAAATCCACAGGTCATTTTGCGGGTAGTTCCAGCGCCTGGAGGGACCAGTCAGCACAGTAGCTGCTATCAAGTAAGCAGCTACTAAGGTTTGTCCACAACGGCTGAGCCTTCGTTTCCGAGGGGGAGAGCCGCACTCGCGGTCTCCGTAGCCGTGGACTCCTCGGGCTTGCCGAGGGAGGATTCCGAGGGGTCCTCGGGAGCGACCATGTCGGGGTCATCCAACATGTCGTACTCGTTTACCTCGTATTGCCCCATGGGCAAAGGATTCGGATCATCCTCCTCAAAGTCATCTTCTTCGTCGAAGGTGCCCAAACCCTGGTCTGAGGCGGCCTGAGAGACCTCCTGCCGGACGTACATTTGAATCATCTCCGCCATGGTAGGCGGGGTTTCATACCCGATTGGGACCGCCACAGGCGTCATATCAGGCTCTTCCTTGTCGGGAGGCCGTGAACGAATCCACTCCCGGCGACCTGGCCGGGAGCGGAAAGAGCGCAGTTCCTGCAAGATGAGCTTAAGGCTCATAGGATTCTCGAGGCCGA